CACAATCAGTTTGTCTGAGGGGTTTAGCCGTAATGTCCGGGACATGATCATCACGAATGAGATGTATCATGAACTATTTCCGGCTGTGCGCGTGCGTGATGATGTAGCGGGCGTATCCGAATGGCTTTTGTCGGGCGGCTATCGATCCTCATGCCGCGCGGTAGGAACAGGCGGCGCGATTACGGGCAAAGGCGGGCAACTGATTATCATCGACGATCCGATATCAGATGAAAAGGTTGCGTTCAGCAGCACGCAGCGCAACGCGGTCTGGACGTGGTATCAGAATACGTTACGAGATCGACTGGAACCGAATGGAGCGATGGTGCTGGTGATGTCTCGGTGGCACAAAGACGATTTAGCAGGGCGACTATTGAAGGCTAGTGCATCAGGGCAGGGTGAGAAGTGGGAAACACTTCATCTTCCGGCAACAGATAAGGACGGCAATGCGTTGTGGCCTGAGCGGTGGCCGGTCAATGAGCTTGAAAAGATCAAAAGAGGCATCGGCACACGCGCTTGGAATGCAAAGTTTATGGGTAACCCGCGCGACGTGGACGAGATGCTTTTGGATAGCACCAAGCTGAAGATGCTTGATCTTGCCGCCGTGCCGGAACTGGTCAGCATCGTGCGCCGATGGGACTTGGCGTTCTCCGAGAAACAAGGAGCAGATTATTTGGCCGGTGCTAAGGTTGGCAAAGATGCAGTCGGCAACTTTTATATTCTGGACATCAAACGGCTTCGTGGCCGGTGGCCAAAGAACAAGCCGGAGATAGTTCGCATCGCTCAGGACGTGGATCCGCCGAATGTCATTTGCGCCATCGAATCCAACGGCACGCAGCTTGGATATTTCCAAGATATTCAAGCTGATAAACAGATGGCTAATCGCATCGTTAAAGAAGATAAACCAGAGGGCTCAAAAGAAATGCGGGCTAGCATGTGGGGTTCACGATTGGATGATGGATTGATTCATTGTGTCCGTGGACCGTGGAATGGAGAATTTTTCGATGAGTGCGACGACTTTCCGAACTCGGATCATGATGATTGTGTTGATGCAGTATCAGGTGCCTACGCAATTCTTTCCAAGGGGCGCGCCATTCTCTTGGCTTGACCACTTGACAACTTGGGGGGAACGTTGGCATATGTTGTGGTGGATGCCAAAACCTGACAAACCGGATACGCTGGCCGAAGCGATTGCGAAGCTCGCCGCGAATGTAGCGGAACAAACTGCGTGGCTTAAGAGCCATCAGAATACGGCAACACGGAAAGATTTGTTTGATGTTGAGGCACGGTTGCTCAAAGCCATTGGTCTTGGCACGGATTCAGAGACAGCTATCAAGGATGCTACGCAAGATTTGGGGGCATCGACTGACGCCCTTCAAGCCGCGGTGGACAAAAACAAATAAAACAAAGGAAAAGCATATGGCAGTAGAGACCCTGGAAAAGCTCCGCGCTGAAGTGGAGCGTAACAAAGCGGTGGACCAAAGCGCCATCGCATTGTTGAATGGTATTGTGGCGCGGATTGAAGCGGCCGTAGCAGCGGCCCTTGCGGGAGGCGCGACGTCTGCGCAGGTGGCCGAAATGAAAGCGCTGGCGACGTCGCTCGGCGAAGATACGAATGCTTTGGCCGCCGCCGTTGAAGCGAACACGCCAGCCGCATAAATCTGGTTAACCGTTTCATGTGAAAGACCCTGCTGTTGTACGGCGGGGTCTTTTTGTTGTCTGGACAGAAGCTGTTTTTATTGAGACACAACATAACCAATGTTTGAACGTCTCAAAGCCCTTGTAACCAGAAGCCGGGCTCTGGTGCGTCGCGGAGCTAAGGTCACACGCATTGAGGAGATGTTTGGAGGGTTGCTGGCGCGTGGGCTGGAGATATCCAAGTTCGCGACTTATGAAGATTACCTGAAGGTTGGCAGCAAAAAGGTATGGGCCAGCTTCAAGTCCTGTGATCTGATCGGCAAAGTATTGATGGACACGCCGTATAAGCTGATGCGTCCGGGAGGCCAAGAAGTGGAGGTTTCGGAAGTCGGCAAGCTACTGGCGAATCCGAACCCGTTCGAGACTATCGCGGAGATGTTTTACAAGTTCGTGTTTCACATCAAACTGACCGGGAATTCCTATTGGGCCAAGGACCAAGCGAACACTAACGGCGAGCGGCCTCGTGCGCTTTACACGCTGAATCCGAAACGGGTCAAGATCGTGCTAGACCCGCGTGAAGGAATCGTGGGCTATGTGTATCGTATCAATGGCGTGGACGTGCCGTATGAAGTCAATGAGGTGATTCACTTTCGTAATCCGCATCCAGACAACGATTATTATGGACTTGGAGACATTGAGGCAGCGGAGGATTTGTTTCACGAAAATATCAATCGGTCGAAATGGTCACAGCAGTTCTGGAAAAATGGTGCTTCTCCGGCCGGCATCCTGGTCTGCAAGGAGAACATTACGGACCAGGTAGCATTTGATCAAGTCAAGGCACGATGGAAAAAGGAATACGGCGGGAGTGATAACAGCGGCAAGATGGCATTTCTGACGGGGGACTGGAGCTTTCATGCATTGGGCATGACGGCGCAGGAGATGGAGAACTTGGAGGCGAGCCGGTTCAATCTTGAAAGCATATTTCAATTGCACGGCATTCCGCTGACGGTAGCAGGTCTGGACAAGGCTGCGAATCGGGATACCGGACGCCAGGATGACTTGCGGTTTAGACGCTACACGGTAAAGCCAAACATCAAGATCCTCAGCGACACGCTTCAAAGCGATTTGGTTAATGGTTTCGGCCAGAACTTGACGTTGGCATTCGAGTTGGCTGGCCTGATTGATGTTGAGAACATCACGACAAATTATGTGCCATGGTTTGATCGTGGCGTGGCATCGCCGAATGATATCCGGGAACTTCTCGGGCTGGAGCGAATCGACGATCCGCTTTTTGATCAGCACTTCATCAATGCTGGTCTCGTGCCGTTCGAGTTAGCTGGCATCGGGAATCAGGACGCGACGCAGGATCAGACGCGGGCCATCGTGCAAAGGTTTCTCCAAACCTCTTTGGCACCGCCGCGAGCCAATGGTTCACCGGCTGAATAGCATTCGATTCCTGGGAGTGGTAGGCGGCAAGGCGCTTCATATTCCCAAGGACGGCTGGCGTGCGCACACCTTCAGGCTCTTCGGTCACTCCATGATCATGACCATGCACCGGGTCGCACTTATAACGCAGCGGCAGCAGCAGGCAGAAATCGTTCGCGTGGCAGTCAGGATCTTCAAGGAGCAAATGGAAGAGATGCTGAAACGGTTCTTGAACCGTTCGCCGTTGGCTGTGACGCGCTCGGTCAAAGTGGGATTCGAGTTATCGAGTGGAGATATATTTCTTCATGCGCATGAGGCCCTGATGCTGGACGTGCTGAATCAGGTTCTCAAGGAAACAGGCGAGAAAGTGACGGCCAAGATTCTGCCAGGGATGCAGTCCACGCTGGCGCAGGGTTACAGCAAGACCTCGGCGTTGTTGGCGCAGACGACTGAGGTGCGAAATAATCCAGCGTTTCAGCGGCGAGCGCGGCAACTGGCATCGCGGATCACAAACATTAGCGATACGACGCGCAAGCGATTGGAGACGATTCTTAAGACTGCGGTGAATGAACAATTGAGCGTGGTGGATACGGTGAAGATGATTCGGACAAAGCTGCCAAAGATACAGGCGAACCGGGCGCTGACGATAGCTCGGACGGAATTAAACCATGCTTGGTCGGAGGGCGCCAAGCAGGCGTTCAAGGAATCGCAGACGTTGACGCACGTATCGGTCATTGGTTGTGAGTCTCGGGAAGCGGACCGATGGGGAACACCAGCATATGAGCCCTACATGTACCGGGGCGAGTCCACGTGCAATGCGCAGGATGTGCCGGTAGCGGATCTGGACAAGCTTCAGTGGCACATCAATCATACCGGAACGGTTATTCCATCTGGGTTCATAGAATAGAAGAAGAAATGCCTTACAAAAATATCGACGATAAACGCGCATGGAGCCGCCGCTATTCTAAACTATGGAGGGCCAAGAATTACCAGCGTGCTTTGAGGAATGAGCGACGAGCTACACGTAAGCGACAGAAGGAAAACCCAGAACAGGTCAGAGCTTGGAGACGGGACTTTTATTGGCGTCATAGAGAACGATTGAGAGTAGAGAGACAGCCATATTTAGAGGCCAGGAAACCAATCAAAGCAGCTTACGACAAACGCTATGCCAAGCGGCACCGGATTAAAAAGAAGCGATATTTACAGCAATGGTATCAAGCGAACAAATTAAGACAGAATGCCTATTGCCGAATGCGTCGTGCAACTGATCCTCAATATGCAATTGCTAATACTCTTCGCACTCGGATGAATAGCGCTTTGCGGAATGGTGGACTTAAGCGAGATATACCTCTTGAGATGTTGATCGGTTGCACGGTTCAGCAACTTATGATGCATCTGGCCACAGGATTCAAGCGCGGCATGTCATGGATGAATCGGAGCTTATGGCACATTGATCATATCAGACCGTGCGCGAAGTTTGATCTCAGGAACCGAGATGAGCAGTTGAAATGTTTCCACTTCACGAATCTGCAACCGCTCTGGGCGCATGAGAACATCAGCAAGTCAGACAAGGTTTGAGTTTGACACAAAGCCACTTATTCCCTAAACGCTAGAGCGAATGAAAGTCCGCAACTTGGGAGTCACGCGCCAGATAGGCCGCTTCGGCGTCATCGCGCAGAATGCTCTTGTCGAGTCCAATGGTCAGGAGCCGACCGAAGAGGAACTGAAAGCTTTGATTGGGAATGATAGTTTCGAGATTCTTGGTGGCTGGCAAATCGTGAACGATGAAGCGTATCTGCGTCATCCGACTACGGGGCTTTACCATTTGATCAAGGCTGTGATTGAGAGCGGCACATTGAGTTTTCAAATCGACGATACCGGAATCGAATTACCATGAGCAAATATCTTTCTATCCTTCTGTTCTTTTGCATGACGCTGGCAGTGTGGCCACAGGGTATCCCGGTGCGCATGGACTCCAATTCCGGGTTGCTGTCCACGAATTTTTTCAAATCGAATGTGGTGGCAGGCTCTGGAGCGACCATCACGTATGACGGTCGAGGGCGTCCGACGATTGCGGCATCAGGCGGCGGTGGCGGCAGCGCTACCAACGCGGTGACCAAGTTGCAGACCAATGGCGTCACCTTCCTGAGTACGTCGACCACGCTCAATTTCAGCAATGGCGCCAACGTGACTGTGGCCGGCACCGCCTCAGGCACGACCGGAACCGTAACGATTGCTGCTTCAGGTGGGTCGGGCATCGCCACGCAGGACGGCAATGGCACCAACACGACGCTCACCACCTTCAAGAGCATCGCCGGCACGAATGCAACGGTGAAAACGCTCGATGTCACAGTGACGCAGACCAATTTTGGGAAAGTTGCTTTTACAAATGGCGCTCGAATCGAACAGGTGTCTGCAACGATCACGCGCTTTACAAACTCTAC